GACAACTCTCGTCGACAAAGTCACTCGTTTGAACTTGACAAAAGACTTGGGTGATATCGTCAAAGACATTCAATCGATTCTAGAAGAGAGTACATTCTCGACACACAAAGCACCGGACTCGATAGTTAAAGTGACGAACAAAGTAGTCGACCAAATCGTAGAGAATAGTATGAATGGTGGTGCGCTAACAGGGAAACAAACCGGATGGAGATATCTAGACAAGTACATCGGTGGTTACAACGCAGGAGATTTGATTGTAGTAGCAGGTAGACCCGGTATGGGAAAGACAGCAATCGCTCTCACACTCACAAAAGACTTTGCGAAGTACAATCATAAAGCACTCTTTTTGTCTCTTGAGATGAGCAACGAACAACTAGCGAAACGATACTTGTCTTTGATAGGCAACATAGAGAATTGGAAGATTCGCAATGGTCGTCTAGAACAAAACGAGATAGACAAAGTGATACACGTAGCAAATCATCAATCAATAGAGTTCTTCATCGACGACGACGTTGACACTTCGATTGCGCAAATCAAAGCAAAAGCAAAACTACACAAGTCTCGCAAAGGTCTTGACTTGTTAGTGATTGACTACATACAATTGATTAAAGGTACAAAAGCAAATAGAGAGCAAGAGATAGCAGAAATATCACGAGGTTTGAAACTACTTGCAAAAGAGTTAAAAATCACGGTCATCGTTCTTGCTCAATTATCTCGTAAGAGCGAAGAGAGACAAGACAAGAGACCTATGTTGAGTGACTTGAGAGAGAGCGGTGCGATAGAACAAGACGCAGATATTGTGATGTTTCCTTTTAGACCTGCGTACTATGATACAGAGAAGCCAGATGTCGAAGAAGCGGAGTTGATAATCGCAAAGAATCGCAACGGTGAATGTTGCACAATACCTACAACTTTTGAGGGCAAACTAACAGAATACAAAGAACGAGTATGAAAACAATAAAACTAGAGAACAACATTCTTGAAGACGAATACACACGATATGTGTGTGAATCGTTTGACATTCAAGATTCAACAAAGACTAGCGTAGAAATACCGGTCAATTTTCACGAGTGCAAAAACTTTGATTGGAACATTGGAGTCATCTACGGAGGTAGTGGCACAGGCAAATCAACTCTCTTGAAGCATTTTGGCGCGATTAGAGAGATTCAATTTGATGAATCGAAGTCTCTTATCTCAAACTTTGATTGGTTGCAACCTAGCGACGCTTGTTTACTTTTGTCATCTATGGGCTTGTCAAGTGTACCAACTTGGTTGAGACCATATCGTACGCTCTCGAATGGTGAACAATATCGCGCTCAACTTGCTTATCTTGTTGGAAGCGCAAAAGAAGAAGAAGTCGTACTTGTAGACGAGTACACAAGCGTAGTAGATAGAGACGTAGCAAAAGCGATGTCTTATGCTCTTCAAAAATTCATTCGTAAGAATAACAAGAAAATCATTTTAGCGAGTTGTCACTTTGATATTATGGAGTGGTTGCTTCCCGATTGGACTTATTCACCATTGAAGGGGCGTGTCGAGAGACACGACTATCTTCGGCAATCAAGACCATCAATTGAGTTTTCGGTATTTCGATGTCGATATGAAACTTGGCGTATATTCAAACACCATCACTATTTGACACAAGACTTGAACAAAGCGGCTAAGTGCTTTTGTTTGACGTGGAATGACAAACCAACGGCATTCATTGCGATTTTACCTTTGCCTAGTGGTACAATTCAAAATGCGTTTCGTGTGAGTAGATTGGTTGTGTTGCCCGATTATCAAGGTCTAGGGTTTGGAATCAAACTACTCAACTATTTTGGTTCGTTGTACAAAAACATTGGTAAGACGTTGTACATTAAAACAAGCAACCCGTCTCTCTTTATGGGAATGCAACGCAATCAAACAAATTGGCATCTCGTTTTAGAAAATAACAACATCGAAGCAATCAAGAAGATAAACGAAAAACTAACCGCAGATGGCAAAGACAATGGTCTAAAACTACGCAAAGAATCAATCACAAAATCTTACAAATACATTGGAGAACAAACAAACATCGACACAAGTATTGTCGAGTTTAGTGCTGACGCTTACAAAGATTATTCACAAAGACAAATATCATTATTCTAATATGAACCACTATCAAGACTTACACAACGCAAAGCAAGAGAATCGTCGTCTTCGACTAGTAATCAACGAACAAAAGAATCACTACGAGAGATTGATTCAAGATTTGAAGAGAGAGATTTTGAGACCAAAGATTGACGTAAGAAACACCAAAGCAAAATGGACAGATGCGATGCGCGTCGTTTGTCAAGTGTATCAAATCACTCCCGACGACATATACTCTCGCATTCGCAAACAACACATCTTGTATGCTAGACACACTTTTAACTATGTTTGTAGAAAGACTCTAGGTATGTCACTTGATTCGATAGGTCGTATCATAAATCGCGACCATTCAACAATCATTCATAGCGTGAGACAAACGCAAGACTTAATAGACTATGACAGAAACTTCGCCAAAACCTATCAACAAACTCTTGAACTATTGGATTCTTATAGCGACGAAGAATCTATCGTCATCAATTCACATCTTGAAAGAAGAGAGCGATGTATTGCGTACGAAGAAGAGATATGAAAAAGACGGGTATTTTGTAAGCATTGAGAAAAAATAGTTTGTAAATACAAAATCTTTTTCTATATTTGCATCGTTGAAGAAGTCGCAAATCATCGAAAATCTAACAACTCAAAAGTGGGTATTCGATACGTGTCTTCGCATCTCAAAGAACAAAGAACTCGCTCGTGAACTATATCAATACTTTTTTCTACTACTACTCGAAAAAGATGACGCATATGTTGAGAAGTTACATAACGACGGATACTTACAATGGTGGGCTATCAAGGTACTTCACACCGCCATCAATGGTAATCGTCACCCCTTTCAACAAAATCGTATCTACGACAGCGTTGATGTGTACGAGTGTAACTTACAAAGTGATGACAAAGACCATCTAGTACAAATAGAAGACTATGAGCAAGAGAGAAGCAAAATACGAGCGTACGACTTTATCATTGAGTCTTCTCATTGGTACGAGCGTGAACTCTTTAAGATGTGGCTCGAAGGCAATAGCGCACGTTCTTTGCATCGCAAAACAGGAATAAGCGTACGAGAAATCTTACGCGTAGTAAAACTAATGAAACAACTAGTACAAGAACAATATGAGAAAACAAACCCCAATGAAGTTCGTCGATAGATTTTTGACGAATCTTGCGAACATTCACGAAGAACACGGTGACACTTTGAAAGCAGAAGAAGTGAGAAGACTTCACAAGCAATTTTACGGACTCGTCGAAGAAGAAGAAGCACTATTGAAGAAAGCATTCGTCGACGGCTATGAGACAGACTTAAACGCGCATTCAAGCAAAGCGCAAGTTCTAGCACAACTATACTATAAAAATCACTATTGATGACACATCTGGAAATCTTGGGTATTGCTTCATTTAGCATCATACTCGTAAACTTTGGCAAACCTGCAGACTACATCAAGTCTTACATCTACGGAAGTAACCCTTTCAACTGGCAACGAATGAAGCCTCTTGATTGCGCATTTTGTATGTCGTTTTGGATTGGTCTTGCCTACTTCACGTATCAATACGGTCTCGTAGGTATTCTCTACGCGTCTATCTCTACTATCATTGTTGCACTATTAGAAACTAAAATATGAATTTTGAAGACATCGAGTTCGTTGTAAGTCTAGAACCGAAATACAACGAGTACAAAAAGACACAAGTGTTGTCATTGAACCCCGAAGAAGCGCATCGTTTAAGAAGCGTCTACCAATCTTTGTATGGTCGTTCGATGCCATCTTGCTCTACTTGCTTTGTTGAGAGTTATTTCTCACTCTTGATTTTTTGCAACCAAAAACTAAACTCAATCAAAGAGCAAGCAGAATGGAGAGAGAAACAACAAGCAATCGAAAGAGCGTCTATCGCAGACGATGAGCAACCAAAGCGCAGAAGAAAAAAGCAATGAAGATACGTATCAAGCAAAGAGAAAGTGAAATAGAAATTGAGTTCACATCGTCAGTTACAAAAGACAAATATGATGTGATGAGAATTATCACTCATATCATAAGTGAATTTCAAGCAATAGCAAACAATGAGAACAGCAATGCAAACGATGTACGACGAGTTGATGAAACACGAGTACACGATACCGCTTGAGTTAATAATCAAATGCAAAGAGTTGATTCGTATTGAAGAGTGGCAAATGAAGCACGCTCATTGTGAAGGTGCTATAAGTGGATTACTCGATTTGAAAATTACACCAAAACAATACTACGAACAGAAATACGGAGAGCAATGAAAACACCAATGGAAAGACTCATAGAACACGTGCGTCATCAAGTGCCAGACTTAGAGATGTCAGAGAGCCTCATCTTCAACTTCACGATGTTAGAGAAACTAGAGCAACAAATGGCATACAACGCAGGATTCGCAAAAGCAAAAGAAATCTATGAGACGAATGAGTATAATACTAAAGAGTAAAAGATGAAAGCAATACTTGAATTTAACCTTGACGAAGAGAGAGAACAATTTGATATGGCAGTAAACGGCTACAAGTTCGCTATGGTTGCTTTTCATCTAGACCAACACTTGAGAGGTTTGACGAAGTACGCACCCGACAATCAAAGCGAAGACACTCACAAAGCACTACAAGAGACAAGAGACAAACTCCATCAACTACTCAACGAGTACAACCTTGAAATATGAAGAAGCACACGATGACATACTTCAACCACTTTGGCTACGACATAAGCGACTTCATACCTTGTGAAGTGTGTGAGAGAACTGCGGTAGACATTCACCACATCGAAGCACGTGGCATGGGTGGCTCAAATACAAGAGATGTCATCACAAATCTTCAAGCGTTGTGTAGAGAATGTCACACAAAATTCGGAGACCAAAAGCAGTACAAAGACTTTCTCAAAGAGAAGCATCGAATCGCTTTGATTAAGTGTCAAAAATAAAGAACAAATAGAGAATACTATGGCACACGAGAACTCAATCAAAAACTTGAAGCCCTTTCAAAAGGGAGTAGTTACAAACCCTAACGGAAGACCAAAGAAACTAGTCACTCAACTCAAAGGGCTAGGCTATACAAAAGACGACATCAATCAAACCTTGATGAATATGGTCGCAATGTCAAGAGAAGAACTCACAGAGATTGACAAGGGCAACGACTACACTATCTTAGAACGCATCGTAGCAGGTGCGCTACTCAAATCACACGACAAGAACTCTCTCTTCTCGCTTGAGACTTTACTCACGAGAGTACACGGTAAACCAAAGGAAGAAGTAGAGACAACAATACGAACAGAAGAACCAATTAAA